GCTTCTAAAATAACAAATAAAAATATAATTAAAGAAAAAATAGAAACAGATATTTATTATAAGTATTTGAATTGTATTGGAAACAAGATGTGTGACCGTGGAATGTATAGCGACACAATTACTATATTACAAATTCTTAAAAATGAAAACTTGGATATTAAATATGTCAAATATTGGATTAAACGCTTTGCTTATCCTGATAGTAAAAAATACACTTATGCTATTGATTATTATGATGATAATGAAAAAGCATATATTAAATATACTCCTGCCAATATTGAACCAAGACTTAGTATTAAATCACTCAAATTTTTCGCAAAGAAACACAATCCAACTTTATATTCCACCTATTTTACAGATGATTATGATTTTATGATTAAAAAGAAATATCCCACTATGGAATTATTACCAATCACAAATGCGAACGAAGAGGCAAAATATTCTAACCTTTATTATGAGTTTAAAGCAGACCGTATACATCTCAAAAATGATAACATTTATTTATATTACAATGATGAGTGGAATGTTATAAGTGATAAAGGCAGAATGGTTAAGAACGATATGTATGAGTTTTATATCATTTATTTCAAAGTTTGTTTTGATTTAATAAACGATTATGAAAAGCAACACATTAAAGATGAAGAAAAAGTATTGTTCGCTCAAAAATATAGAAAAATGATTGGGGAATGTAGGTTACAATATTCCAAAAGCAATACATTAAATAACACTTATCAACTATTATTAAATAAACTTTCTTGTGTAAAATGCTCCATTGTTTTTGATGTTGGAACAGATAATTATTACAATATCCATTTTAAAAATGGTGTCTATGATTTGAAACGAGGTTTTAGAAGCAGACTTGAAACAGACTATGTTACCAAATATCTTGATTATGATTATATACCATTAAACGATATTTCACATGACATTAGAAATGATGTGCTAGGATTCTTCCAAAAAGTTCAACCAAATAAAGAACAACGAGATTTTACATTGGGATATTTGGCGTATTGTCTCACTGGAGACACAACAAAACAAATATTTAAAATGAATATAGGACACACTGCTTCCAATGGTAAAAGCACAGAGTTAGCTATTCACGAAAAGTGTTTTAAAAACTATACGCAAAAGATAGACAATAAAGTATTACTTTTGAATTTTGAAAAAAGGCACAAGCATCTTGTGGATTTAATTTCTCAACCAATACGCCTTGTTTATTTTGAAGAAATGCCAAAGGGTAAAAAATTAGATGTTGAATTTATCAAGGATTTTGTAGATGGTAAAAATATTTCTTGTGAAATTATGTTTGGAACTAAAAGTGAAATCAAAATACAATCAAAAATTATGTCTGTTTCAAATCATGATTTCCAAGTGGATACAGACGCAGGCATATTACGCAGAGGCAGAGTTCAAAAATACGAGAGTAAGTTTATATCCAAAGATGATGGAGTGTTAAATGAAGCAAAAAACATTTATGAGAAAATAGATGGATTTGAAAATAGGTTTGATGATGTCTTATATAAAAATGCGTATTTTCATTTGCTTCTTAATTACATTGATAAGTTGGTTGTTCCAAAGATAAATAAAGATGAGTTCAAGAAAACCGCAGAGGAAAATGATAGCGTCCTGACAGATATTTTGGACGGATTTATTGTTACAAACAATCACACAGACTTTATTTCAAAAAGTGAGATTGATGTTCTGTGTGGAAATTCAAAAGAAAAATTCAGTGAATATAAATCTAAACTCCAAAGTATGGGGTGTAAATATGACAGTCAAGAAAGATACAATAGTTCTGTCAAAGGGCGTTTCAGTGGAATAAAAAAAATTCCTGCTCCTCCACCAAAAAAAGAAAATGAATAATTCTTGTCTTTTGCCTATTTTGCCTATTTTGCCTATTTTTGCCTAAAATGCCTAAAATTTCCAAAGTTTTTTGATTATATAGGGTTTTTTTGAATTTTGAGTAGAAGTTTAGAATTTTTAGGCATTTTAGGCAAATAGGCAGATTTTAGGCAGAACCAAATTTCCTTTCGTTTAATTAATATATCAGGAAACATTTAGCGTCCTATTTGTAACATAGTAAGT